GTGGCGTACCCTAGCCAACCAACCAGCTTCCCAAATAGAATCGGGAGCCGGATCTTCTACAAAGTATTGCAGAAGATTGGCATGGGTCTCACGCTGCGATCTTTTGGCCTTAGATCGGACACATAGTGCCCGCACCTCAGCGCGCTGGAGGTCTCGGTTATACCGAGTTCCAGAATACTGAGGGGCCAGGACGGATCGCAACGTGATACAGCCCAGTTCTCTGTTAGTAACGGGAATTAACGCCCGCTGCTTAGCAGGAATCTGACGGACCATCCAGTCTGAGAGGCACCAAAGCCCCTTGGAATAGGCGTTATTGCTAACGTCTACCCACGACTGAAGGTCCACGGCTGTTTTCCCTGGACTTAGAGTAGACAAATATAATGGACTCACATCGAGCCCATCATACGCGTCAATTCCGCAACTTTCGCGGAACTTTCCTCTATAATGCGTCTTTGACGCATTAACCTTTAACTCCAAGAAGGAGAGTAAGGTGTCCAGCATAGGTACTGCTGACGACGGCAGTATCAAGTCGTCGCCATATACACGGACGTCCCGTGCAGCTCGCTTTATACTCTTGGAGGTCACTTTGTGTCCTCCCTGGTACAAAACGACAGCTATACAAATCATTGTATAGATGATAGTCTGCACAGGAAAGGTGGTTCCGTTCCCCTGCGGTGCATATTTGCGAAGAAGCAAATGATAACGCTCGCCGTGGCCCGTTGAGTTAACTAACCAACGGGTACGACAAGCATGCAGCGCCTCGAGCAGCGACCAATTGGCCGCAAACGCGCGTTCAACTACCCAACAAGAAAGTCGATCACTAGCCGATGACAAGTCAACGGTTGCGTGATTTCCTTCTTTGCTGGCACGAACACAGGCTTCCCGTGAGGGTTCCTGGCTCTTGAAGTTGATAGAGGGACGAATTTGGTGCGGGAGATTCTCCCGTAACCAATCCATCATACCTAACTGAAGGTATTGATGGGCCACAGGCTCGGAAGCAATAAGTCTGGGAGACTTGAGTGTCTTAGGCACAGCAATCAGCTTTGCCGGACGCTCCTGAACACCAAACGCTACAGCTTCCTCAAGATGCATATCCTCTCGCGATTGGGCAAACAAAGTCCATGGGAAGAACCCATCAAGCTTTGCAGGCCAATTCGGGAAGTGATACTTATCACTTTTGGATTTTGCATCAGCCACCGCTCCTGGTCCGTGTGATGGATTTACATCACGGGGCATGACTTCTGGCATGGTCGAACTGACTATGCGACAAACGTCATCCAAAGTCCGTAGTAACGGTCTTGGCACGTGATCTCCTTCAGAGAACACGTCCCCGTGTCTGTTAGAACAGTCTGCGAATGAGAGTCGCTGTCTTGACTGAGACAAAGTATCAGCAAGACGATCAAGATCCCAACGAAGAGAAGGAATCCTGAGACGACCCTCAATAGTAGCAAACTCGGTAACCGCCTCCACAAGGGTTGCATCACTGCATTCCTTATTCACCTTCTTGCAGAGCAACAATGTTGCCCGTAAGAAGAATATATGGTTGGGGTCCACCGTTTCTAGCAGATTACCATCTACATCGAAACACTTGGAAAACAGACCGGCAAGGAATTGCCGGCTGCCACCCTGTATCTTCCCGAACGTTTTCGGCAATTTACTTGGGCTCAAGTGTCCTCTTGATAGCGCAGAGTCTACGACTTTGCACGCATCGGGCATGTCGATCATGATGAACGGCAAGCCTCGAGAGGTTACGATGTGTTCTAACCAGCGAAGATCACTGGTGAGTGAGGGCAGTAGACCTATATCCCACGTTGCGATGTCCTTAAACATCGCGGCGTAAGGGGATAGATCTACCATGGAGTCGACCTTTTTCATGCTAGCTCCTTTAAGTGGGAGGTTGGCATGATCGACTGTGACCTGACACGGAAGACGGAGGAAATCCGATTAAGACTCGCGATTCACCAATTTGGTGATATTCGCCGCGGTAAGAAACGCGGTTAGAGCCTTCGTCGCATTCTCCGAATTGGTGATATTCTGGATACCATTATCCGTACGGATAACGGTCCATGCCGACGCGGTGCGAAGAAGCACCCCGCTGGCATCATAGTGCTCGACGTCAAGTCGTGCAAGATGAGATTCACCCGCTTTACCACGCGCAGGAATCGTATGCTTCACCGACAAGGTGAAACGATCGTTTCCAGAAGCCGCGTAGTATTCAGAGCCGTGATTATCCTGGTTAATGCGGTTCATTGTAATAGAACCAGCATTATAGGTCAGGGTAATAGGATCACCGATCATGGTAGAGGTCCTTCTGTTTGGGAAGTAACGCTTCTCAGCGTGGATTAAGCTCGAACATCGAGCTTGAAAGCCTTCAAGGCTTTCACAGTTACGAGACTCGAAAGAATTGCATCCATATGTCCTGTTAAGAACGGTTGGAATGCAAATTCATTCGATGAGTTCGAGTACGGATAACGGTTCTTCCGGGTTCGATAAACGAACCCAGGCTGAACATTCAGCCCTGGAAGCACAGTCGACGACTCCGTATGGAGTACTATCTTCTGTTCACACATGATGTTGATTCGAGTTATGTTCAAGCCAACTTGGGCTCGAGATGACTCTAACATATCACCTATGTTCAGAAAATAGTCAATCAACCACGACCATGGGATAGCTTCCCAAAAGTCAGCCGGGTTGAAACGTAGACCGAGTACTTGGTTCCTGGATAAGGAATGCAAGTCAGCCGCACTCATATTGAGTGGTTCCTTCAACTTAGCGTTGAGAGTTGCCCACACCTTATGAGTCTCCTCTAACCTTCCTACGTGCTTACCGATGGCACTTTTCAATGTGACAGCGGCAGGCAACGAAGTATTGTATAGAGAAGTAGTCCGTACCTGTTGTGTACCGAAGTTTCGGCGCACACGGGTCCCACGCTCTAATCGGCGGAAGTAAGCCTTTCGATCCTCAATCGCCTTCGTTAAGTCGAAGAGCGACATCAGATCTTTGACTAGAGGTGCCCAACCAAAGCTGTAAGCCAGATAACCACCTGCAACATCACTAGCACGATACCTCCTTGAGAGGACTCGTCCTAGTTGCTGTAGCATTGAGGGAAGCTCTCTAAGTTCAAATAAGAACAGAGGGAGACTAACCTTTGAACGGTAGGGACTGGCAGCAGCCATAGCCTTGACTTTGTAAGCGAGTGGATTGAACGCGGTAAATGCAAACAACGAAACGTTAGCAGACAATGGGTGAAAGTTATACCCATTATAAGCTTCGATTCCGTAGACTGCAGGCCCGTGATCATAAGACCCACTTACAACGGCTGGGCGTACAATTGTCTTTTCAATCCCAAGGGGATGATCAACATTGTACGGCCTGGGCATCGTGGTATCTGAGATGGTTTCATAGACGTAGTGATTCGACGTGTCTCCCCCATCGGAACTCGTAAGTCCAATCTTTTGGACGGTCCGAGTCCCCCGGGTAACCGGTTGGGAGAGACGCGTACGAAGTCTATCGGCCATAAGAACACACCTAACTAGCTATCTCGTAACTAAGGGACAGGATTGTACAGATCAGTATCCCTACTGATCTGCGAGTGCTCCACATGGAGC